CGTCATGTGTTCTTGTGTTACCCCCGTCTTGAAAAGTAATTCCACCATTAATAAACGATCCACCAGTCTCTCCTATTACGGTGGGAGTTTTAGAACCACATAAAACTGCATAGGCTGGTTGAGTTTGAATTACGCTTTTTTGTTTGTTAAAAGTACCGTCACCGTTTAAAAAATTTGTATGTTCTATTTTTTTTATAACTGCCCCAGTTGTTTGGTCTTTTATACAATATCCTTGCGCCCTACCCATTGCATATAAAGTATTTACAACAAACTTACCAACTCCCGGATTATTTACTAAAGATATATCAAAAGCAGTTGTTCCACTGTAACTAATTCCAGTATTACCACCATAAAATTTATTAATAACCATACTATCAATTTGATAACAATTAAATCCATTTGCAGCACAACCCCTTACATCAATCTCATCAAAATGTAAGTCACCGCCACTTCCATAAATATTTATCATACTTGTTTGCTGTGCATTTAAATTACATTTAAAAATAAAATCTGTAATATTACTGCTGCTATGTTTTTTAGAAGTTGAACATTCTAAATGCCGACCCCTTATTGATCCAGCACTAATTTGTTTAAATTTTTTTATATCTACGCAACCAAACAAATAAGATTGTTCATAGTAGTTTTGAGTTGGGTAAGATGTGTCAATCGAAATATTATCGGAATACTGAAATTTATTTCCAGTGCGAAAACGGACAGGATGTATCCGTTCTGTATTTATAAAGTCCGAATAATAAAGATATAGGCAATTATTTATTCTACAAACTTCACCATCAATAAAAGTTTCTCCATTTTGAGTTGACATTGCAGTATCGTCCCATCCACCTGAGATCGTAATTTCATTACCGTTTGTTCCGCTTTTACTTTGTAGGTAAAGAACCCCATTTCCAATACCTGCCTGATTCCAATTATTTTTACGATTTAAAACTTTTAAGCACTGTCTAACGTAAAGTGTTGCTGAAGCATTTGAAGCAGACCTAAAATACCCTCCACCCGTATAATATTGAGCATACCAACGTCTTTGATAAGGGTCTGCTACTTCATTTAAGATATAATTACCATAAATAAGACCTATAGGTAGCCAATAAGGATCGGCTGTAGTATTTAAACTTACAACAGAATTATAAGTTAAACAGTCATTAGCACTGCTGGCTTTACAAGCTACAACAGTTTCAAATTGATACGTTCCTCCGTAGTTTGTATTTGTTGCATATAAAGCAACAGAATTAATACTTGAACCTAGAGCAGAGCCTTTGTTATAAGTGATTGGAACGTAACCTGTATGACTATTTCCATTGTTAATACTATTGTCAAAAGCATCAGTTTGATCAACTATTGTATCCCCCGTAGTATCACTACATAAACATAATTTTATATTTCCCCCCTGATTAGTAGTTCCAGCAGTTTGAG